TCTTTCATGTTCAGGTCTATACTCAACCATTTTCTCAGTTAACTGATAGTTCATGTCTTGTTGAACACGTTGGGCAGCGTCAATCTTTTCTTCAGTTTCTTTACCAATGATTTGAGTTTTTACAGGGCCTGCAGCTGGGAATGTTTCAGTCATTGTTTCAGCTTGAAACTTAACTAGTGTTTCTGTCATGAGAGGGTGGTAAACATTACACGCGCCTTCCCATGGTTCTGCACGATCTTCTAGTTTCATACCTAATAGTTCTAATCCGTCAACGTATGTATCTAGCCAATCACGTCGTGCTGATAAATCTCCTTCGTATTCTTCTAACAATTCGTCAGCAAGTTTAGCTAACTGATCGTCATCCATTTCTTCAGCTAAGTTTTTACTAAAGTCATCAATCTCGTTTGGGTCTATTTCAATCTCCATACCACCAGCTTTAATACTTACTGATTCTGGATCTTCGATTTCAATTTCAATATCTGGCTCTATACCTGAACCAATCATCTTTTTCATTTCATCTTCAGATAATCCTTGTGGTGCTTGAGCTAACCCTTTATCTATATCATTTGCTGCCATTGTAAGTTCCTAATAATTTTTTAATTTGTATTATGCCTAAGTGAAGCAATATTAATAGTACAAGGTTTATGGCTCGCATAACACGCATCACAACCCACAAACCTTTTACTATTTTAGAGAGCATATAATCTTTTATGTCCTTGCCCTCGAAACCCAGGGATCTCATCTTCTTCATCACTAGGTAACCTAATAAATCCCCCTTGCCTAAAACGTAACAAAGCAAGAGTTGTTGCATCAACTAAGTCGTCGTTAGCTCCTGATGGGAAGTCATTACATTCTTCAATAACTTCATTTGCCCATCTTCTATCTGGTGCCCAGACAACTCCTGAACTAAATAAATCCGATATAGCATTAACCCGACTAATTTTATCTTGTCCTTTGCCCGGAGTAAATTCTCCGACGGGTATACCCATCCTTCTGAACTCTTGATAGAGTGCAGCCCCGTTAGATTTCTTTTCGACAACAAAGGAGTCAGGTTCCCAATCTCTATATTCTTCTATGCAAAGCTGCTTTAGCTCTGGGAATTCTAGACGTTTCTTAATGCTGTTCAACAATATTATATTATAATTATTGGTTTCTTCGTTAAAAAATACGCCCCAAGTAGTTAATGCGTTATAGTCTGCTCGATTATTTGCCTCTTGAGCGGCATCTAACGTCATAATAATAAACTCACATGATGGGGGGTTTTCTTCTTCCCATATATTCCACCACTCTCTTTTTATTAATGCGCCTTCTTCTGATACTGGGTTTTGTAAATACTGAGCATTCCAATATCTAATGTCTAGTGCTGCACGCCTAGATCTTAATTCTTCTATAGACCAAAACTCAGGCCATAGTGGAACTTCATCTCCTTCTTTGTTTTCAAGTATTGCTGGAAACTCTACTACTTCCCAATTATCAACCTCATCATTCTTAACCATCTGATTCACAATTTGCCCTGTCAGGTCGAGCTTAGACCACCGTGTCATAACGACAATGATGGCTCCTCCGGGCATAAGCCGTTGTAAGGGACCTGACTGAAACCATTCCCACGCTGGTAAGAATACATCTGGTTTTCCAAGTTTTGCATCTTGTTCTGAGTGAGGGTCGTCGATGATAAAGAGGTCAGCCCCGCGTCCAGCAAGAGCGCCGCCCACACCAATGGCAAAATACTCACCATTAAAATTAGTACCCCATCGCGAAGCCGACTTCGAGTCTGCTTGCAGCTCAACAGTTGGAAACACATCTTTATATGAGTCACTGCCCACGAGGTTACGGACTCGACGACCAAAGTTAACCGCAAGATCAGCAGTGTGAGATGCCATAATAATTTTTTTAGCCGGATGTTTACCCAAGAACCATGCTGGAGCCAGATAGGAGATAAGTTCGCTCTTACCGTGTCGAGGTGCAATATTGACAATAATCCTTTTCTTTTTGCCCGTAGCAATGTCTTCAAAGAGTTGAGCCAGTCGCCTATGATGTTCTCCTATAATATAGTCAGGGTATACATGTTTAATAAAATCTAAGAAGTGATCTTTGCCCTTAGCTTGTATCAAATCTTTTTTATACCTAGATAGCATGTCTAGATGTTTTATTTTATCCTCATCTGACATACTAGGCAAAGCTCTTTCAAGTAGAGCTAAGTCTTCAGGACTTATCATCAGGCTCCTCTTTCACATCTACTAAGTCTCCTTCTATTACTTTTCCTCGTAGATCTTCAATTGCTTTTTTTAATTCTTCTTCTAATTCTTTACCTGTTTTATTTATATGCATCACTTCAGTTTTTTTCTTGAAGGCATCAACACCGTCTACTTCCCCAATTATTCTAAGTGCACCTAGTTTATCTCGCACTGATGATGCTGTTTCATGAGCTAGGACAGCGTTGTTTAAGACATATAACTTATAATCAGCGAGTTGTTTAGTTAGTTTTACATTAGTCTGAGCTACCATACCAGCAAGATAAGCCATTGTTTCGTTTGGGTATTGACTATAGTCTGCTCTTAAGTCTGGGTTATTTATCATCTCATCTGCAAGTTTTGATGCTTGTTGCATATGTTCAGCGTCAGCCTCTAGAGGGTCTCCTTTTATATCTGATATTGTTTTGATTGTTTCCGCTCGAATATTAATCTCTTGCTCTGCCGTCATGTTAGGCATAGCTTCTTTTTGAGACTTTGGTAGTGGAATATTCTCCTCTATAGGAGGAACAATAATATCGGATTGTAATTCTTCGTCTGTCATGTGTCGCTGTTTACACCCTTGAATTTGCAGCTAATAAATTGAATTGTAACATAATAATATAAAAAGAGTATAATATAGAAATGTTTGAGTGGGTTCTATATCTGTATTTAGATAACGATCGACAGTACATAGGTAACTTCGAGTCCTGTGCCCATGCCCATCAATATTTCCAAGAATGCATACAAGGTGAACTTAAACAATGGTCAACCGCTTGCATTCATCAAGACTATTTATATTTACCAGAAGGCTTTACCCCAGTACAACCGACAACATGTCTATAGAATGGAAAGATACAGAGTTTGGTCCAGTCAACCTATGGTCTTTAGGTAGGGCTCGTTCGTGACTCTACTGACTGATGAAAATCTCAAACTCTTATATAAGACTTTCTGTCGCATGGAACCATTTAATAAACTCAATATGCCTCATGCTCATCAAATCAAATTTAAAGTTACAAGACGAAAAGAAATTATGGGGGAATTTGCCCCTGATGAAAATACTATCTATATTAGTAGTGCTCGCAATGCTCACTTCGACACAATCTGCAAGACACTTCTACATGAGATGGCTCACCTATATTGCTATAAACTCAAACATGAGGATTACCATGACCACGAAAACCGCGAATTCAAAAAAGTTCTCAAACATATAGCTCTCCTTTACGGATTTGACCCCAAAGAATTATAGTTTCAGTCGTTCAACCAAAATATTTCTTAATTATATCTAAATGATCCTGATATTTAGCTATTTCGTCAAGCTCTTTTTCTATCGCTTCTATAATATCGCTGTGTTCACCAATTCCTACTGGGTTTGTTAAGTAGACTTCCACGTTAATACGGTGTTTTTCTATGTGTCCTTGGGCGTGCTTTTCTAACGCTGTCAATAACTTCTCTCGCATAGGGTTCTCCTGGGCAAAAATCCTAGTATACACTTGCACATTTTTTGTGCAGAAATAAGAATCATTATCAACGGGGTACTTTAGGTACCATTGACGGGGGGTGTTCCTATATATGACCCCTGGGGGTGCTGTGTTTGTAAATTTTTTCTGATTATTTGTGCTGATTAGTATGTTAGGTAAACATGACGGAGTCCCGACTGTGAAGTGCTGGGTAGGGGTGGGGTAGGTTCTCGGTCTGCTTGGTTAGTTTCCGATCAAACTTGGAGTTACTTTAAAGTAAAATAAAACAGGAACGCAAAAAAGGAACGCAATTCTACCAAGTAACCACAATAGAACATGGTTACTAAGCCTAAGTCATTGATTATAAAGGATTGTTCACGTTGTTCACGTTTTGTTTTTGCTCAGTTCTCGTGTAAGTCCTTGATTATAAAGGATTGTTCACGTTGTTCACGTTGTTCACGTCAAAAAAAGGTATGCTTGGGTTCAGGATCGAGCAAGACCAAGAGCCTTGTTTCGCAAGTGAATCTCTACCTAGCTTATACATCAAAAAAGCATGAACAACGTGAACAGCTTAAAAAATAAGCAACT